AAACCTATAAACTTATTTATGATGAGGGAGTAAATGACTAAAGATTTAAAAATATTTGCAATTGATAATGTTACATTTAAAAAACCTTTATCTAGTAAAAAAGCTTTTAAGAAATACAGGGAAATAAGAAAAAAAGAGTGGATAGATGAATTAAAAAATATTATCAGAGCTAATCCATCACTGGATTTAATAGAAGATGGTATTGCAAAGCGTGTAATAAGATTGGATATCGGTTCTGGAATAAATATAAATGAAACAAAAGATGGTTAAATGACAAACCCTCATCTTAAAAAAGCGTTTTTAGATATATTTGAAAGTGTTGGTTATACTAAAGAACGTTTAAAAGAAAGATTAAATAAATATAAAGAATTAGAAAATAATTTAAAAGATACTGATTATACATTTTCCAAGCATACAAAACTACATGTAGAGATGTTAGAAAAATTAACAAATGATTGATAGGTAATAGAATGAATTTTATTGAGATAAATAAAATTTTAGAAAAAGGTATGAAAATCAGACGTAAAGAATGGATACCTCAAGGAAGTCAAGCAAGCGGAATGATTTATCTTTATTATAATGGAATTGGGTATATTCCACAACGTTATATGGGTGCGCAAGTTAATTATAGGATACATAATTTTTTAGTAAAAGAAGATTATTTAGCAGATGATTGGGAAATAGTAGAGGATTTAACAACTGGTATATAAATGATTTAACAGGTGATAACTTAAACCAGAGGAATCAACTGCTGTAATTAAAAAGGATTAGAAAAAACATTTAACAATTTACCGACAGCTGATTTAACAATAGAGAGTAAAGAAAATGAACATTATTGAAGCGATGCAAAAATTAAAATTAGGTAAAACTATAAGCAGAAAAAGTCATAGACTTCTAGAAAAAACATATGGAATAAAACATGACAGACCCATCTTCATAATAGAGGAAACTGAAAAAGGTCAGTGGGTAGAAAATCCAAAAGGTTGTGCGCTCGAGTTACAGACTCCAGAAGGTTTTAAAATGATTTTTTTAGAGGACGATATTTTAGCAAATGACTGGGAGGTGGTAGAAAAATGAACATAATTGAAGCAGTAGAAGCAGCTAAAGAAGGCGACCACATAAGACGTACATGTTGGGATTATAATACGTTGGTGGTGTATGAAGGTATTTTATATATTTATAACAACCATCTTCATAAATTAGAACCTCACCAAAAACGCGCTCATATGGCAACTTTTTATGCAAAAGATATAGAAGCTAATGACTGGGAGGTAGTGGAGGAGTAAATGATTAACAAGCAAAAAAATTCAATAAATATAACCCCTGACGATGAACTATTAGAGCTAATAGATAAGGAAGCAAAAGATAACATGCGTACAAGAAAAGCACAAGTAGAATATATAATAAAACAATATTTTAAAGATTCAAAAGAAAAGTTAATTTTTAAAGAATGAAAAACCAGAGAAAAAATGATAATTGTAAATTTAATATTAGCCGTCAGTATGATTGGAATAATTTACCGCATAAAACCCTTTGATAATACTCAAACTTGGGTAAGTATTTCTATAGTAATAGCTTTATTTCTAAATGGTTTAAACAGTATTGATTTGGAAAATCGTAAAGTTGAAGCGTTAGAAAAATTAGTTGTGGAAATAAGTAAAAGTAAAGTAGAGGAAGTAAAATGAGAAAGTTTACAAAGCAACAAGTAGATTTTATCTGCTACCAAATAGGCGAATGGTATGTGCAGTGGAAAAATCAGTTAGTTGATTATGATGCTAAAACTCATAGGCTAGGATACGCCAAAGAATTATTAAAAGAAAGAATTTGTGGTCTAGAAGAGTGGAAAGATTTAGAGGACGAGTATGATCCTAATTCTAATATTTATAAAAAGCCATGGGAAACTGAACCTGATTTTTTGGAGTTTATTGATGAGGATACAGGATACAGATGTTTTATACAGCGGCATCCAGAATTAAAACATTTATGCGGATATGTAGAGTTACCTAAGGAGCATAAATTGTATGGTAAAACAAATGTTGACAATGAATTTTTCCTTAATCTAGACGTTCACGGAGGAGTAACTTATGCAAATGCAAAAAGAATTAAACGTCATGAAAAACGTCCTAATCTTTTTATAGATGAGTACGCCTCTTTTGTAGTAGGTTTTGATTGTGGGCATGCTGGTGATTTAGCACCAGGTTTAGTACCAAGTATTAAATCTTTTCATGAAGAAGTGTATAGAGATATTGAATATGTAACTAATGAATGTAAAAACCTAGCTAAACAATTAAAAGAATTGGAGAATTGACAACACGTACTTAAAAAAAGTCGTACCAGTTTAAAAATTCATGCAAAAAACTGGTACGTCTACAGGAAAAATAATGATTAATTATGAAAAAATCATGTTAGGGAAGATACATAAAATCATATTCTAGGTCAACGAGATTTTTTGTTACAAGCATCTTTAAGTTTCTGACCGACCTTAAACTTTGGTTGGTTATAAGCGGCTATTTTTATACTTTCTCTACTTTTTGGATTAATACCATTTCTTGCTTCAACCTTGCTTACGGAAAAATTACCAAAGCCAATAAGGGATATTTCCTTGCCCTCTGCCAAGGCATCAATTACCGAAGAAGTAAATACATCAATAGCCTTTTCAGCTTCTTTTTTGGTACATCCATGTTGACTTGCAATATGGTCGATAAATTCTTGCTTGTTCATTTTAAAACCTTTTTTTTAATTAAAGAGATAACTTAACACCGAGTAGTGCTACTGTACCTTTTACCTTTTTTGCTTTTAGCTCTGAATAGAATTCAGGCTTACCTTTAAGGGTATAAGCATGGATTTCAGCATAAGGCTTTAGTCCCGGTGCAAGTATGTGGCTAACACCTAATTTAACAGAATTTACCTTATTTTTAAACTTATCAGAAGCAAAATATCCTACATAAGTTGTCGTAGCTTTATTATAAGTATAGCTAATTCCAGCATTGTAATAATGGGACTTATTACCGGCCTTATGTAGTGCTTTATTAGTTAAACTTTTGCCAAAAGAACCATAACAAGCATTATACTTAAAATCACCTATTTTTAATTCGCCGCCAATATTATAAGCTCTTAGATTACTTAATTTATATTCTTCTAAAGGGTCTTTGGCATCTTTAGTGGCAAATTTCTTGATTTTACCTGCGGCTTTACCATGTTCACCAGTTAGAGCTAGTTTTAATTCCGCTTCTTCTGTTAATTTTTGCTCAAATACTATCCCGCCAGTTAGCGCATCCTTAATTGACTTATCAATCTCAAATCTCTCTAAAGCCTGCTCTTCTATTGCGTATTTTGTTATACCATCTGATTTGGTAGATGGTTTATCTATACCGGTATTAGCCGAATCAGGAGTATAAGATATACCAAATTGCAATTTACTTGATTCGCTCAAAGCAAATTTAGGGGTGTAATAATTTATTGTTCTTGGCGGTTCGCTGCTATAAGTTGCTGAGTCTAAACCGGCAGTTATTGAATCACCGATTATAGTTTCTTCCGAGGTTAAGAACGATGGATTTGCTTTTTTACCTTGTTTTAAATACTCTATACCTGTTTTTATGTAGTTTGCAGGTATAGCTCCATCATTTACAGTCATGTTTCTTGCAACAGGAATAGGTGAACCTGCTTCAATCTTACCAAATTCGTGCTCTAAAAATACATGTGAACCATTATAATCATTGTTTACTTTCCTTTTTGTTGTTGGAGCAAGTACAATTTTAGCACCATAAGTAATATCGTCAGAAGTATTGGAAATATTAGCAACAAAAGCAGTGTTATTGAAGAAAGCAAACTTTTCTTTATTTGCCGATATATTCTTCTCTGAGCCTTTTAGTTTACCCTGATTGCTAAATCCACTTTCAAAAGCAGCAAAAGCTCCAAATTTAATGTTTAAACCTGATGCAACAGGTAGGGCTTCACTTGCTAAGGCAGTACTGCAACTAAGTATTATTGTTGATAAGAGATATTTTTTGATTTTCATAATTTTACTCCTTTATTTTTGAAATTAAAAAAACATAACATAAATAATCTCAATACCAAAATCAAAAAAGCACGAGAAAATCAAGATATAAAAGAGCTGTGTTATAATTATTTTAAGTAAAGGAAACTTTAAGTTTTATGATGCACAATTCTAACTCTATTCATAGTTTTAGTTTCTCTGATGGAATAACTGCTATTGCGGAACTGCAAAGCAGAAGAGCAAAACTTGCAGCTTTAAAGGAACGATATCTTGCAAGCAGTTCGTTATATGAGTTTTTCAAAAGTGCATGGCCTTATATTGAGGGTAACATGCCTTATGTTGATAGCTGGCATATTAAAGCTATAGCTGAGCATTTAGAGGCGGTTTACGCACGTCAAATAAAAAAGCTGATTATTAATGTTCCTCCTCGTACCGGTAAAACCAATTTAATATCGGTAGCTTTTCCTGCCTGGGTATGGATACATAACCCGAGTGAGCGGTTTTTAACTGTCTCCTGCGTTAATTCCTTAAGCCTTGAGCATGCACAGAAAAACAGATCATTACTCGAAAGTAACTGGTATCAGGATAATTGGGGATATAGATTCCCTCTTCTTAGAGACCAGAACGTTAAAAGCTTTTTCCAGAATACCAAGACGGGATATAGACAATCAACGAGCGTGGTATCTAAAACTGTCGGTAAAGGCGGTTCAATTATTATCATTGATGACCCTAACGACCCAGGGGACTTATCTGAAGTAAAACGTGAGAACGTAATTAACTGGTGGACGCAGAGAATGTCTACCCGTTCAAATAACCCAGCTAATGACTGCCGAATAGTTGTCCAGCAAAGAACGCACGAGAATGATTTAACCGGTTATATCAGAAAGAATGACAGCGAGGGTGATTGGGTAGAATTAGTGCTGCCACTAGAATTTGAGGAAAAGCGCAAGTGTATAACAGTTCCTCTTGGCATAGATCAGGTTATTTGGGAAGACCCCAGAAACAAAGAAGGAGAAGTACTGAGCGACTTACGCTTTGGCGAAAAGCAGGTAAATGAGTTAAAAAAGTTACTTGGTTCTTATGGTTATGCCGGGCAGTGCCAGCAAAGACCTTCCCCTATCGGCGGCGGAATAATCAAGAAAAAATGGTTTAAGTTCTGGACTAGCCCTATTAAGCCTAAATTTGATTACATATTGCAAAGCTGGGATACGGCAATTTCTGATGAGCCGACAGCTGCATATTCTGCCTGTACTACGTGGGGAGTATGGGGTGAAAAATCCGAGGATGAGTTATTTAGGATGATGCTACTCTCTAGTTGGCGGGGTCGTGTAGGCTATCCGGAGCTCCGAAGCAGGGCTCAGCGCTTAGCCAAAGATTATAAGGATATAGGCGAGCATAAGAACCCAATGCCGGCTCAAAGAACTGTTGATATTTGCCTTATTGAGGCAAAAGCAACGGGCGATCCTTTAATACGTGATCTAAGGCTTGGAGGAGTTCCTGCTATAGGCTACACCCCAAAAGGCGATAAGAATGCAAGAGTACAGAGAGCAGCGCCTCTTATTGAGTGCGGACTTATTTATTTACCGACTGAAGAGAAAAATCCTGAAAGGCTAACTCCGTTCGCTGAAGAGTTTTTAGAAACAGTGATAACTTTTCCAAATGGGGAATCAAAGGATTTGGTTGATTCGATGACGCAAACAATTTTATACCTCCGAGACTTTGATACTTTAATTCATACAAGTGATGTTAAGGAAGATGAGATCGTTACTAAACGCAAGAAATTATACTAATGGCAGTAAGAAGTAGAGCCTTGAAAGAGGCAAGATTAGATAGCATGAGGAAAAGACGGAAGAAAAGGGATAAGGTTATCCCCGATTTATCCGTTACCGAGAACCTTGAGCCTGAATTTCTAAATTTGACTCAAGAAATGCCGATGGAAGAACAAATCCTACCACAAGAAACAGGTAGTTTAGATGAACCGGTTTTACCGGAAGAAGAAGCACTTATTTCCCTAGAAGATCAAATCTTATCACGTATAGATAACGAAGCGGAGGAATTAGCACCTGCGGATGCCGCCTTTAATAGTAATTTTGCAGATGATATACCAGAAAGCGTCAGAGATAAAATCGCTGCTTACTTAGAAGAGGTAACAGAAAAAGATACTAAAAACCGCGCACCATGGCTTGATATAATTGAAAAGGCTAAAACCTTACTTGGCTTTAAAATTGAGGAAATACAAGACCCAAATAATGTCAAATCTAAATCCAATTCTTCCATCGGAAACGCTGCGCAGGTTAAGACTTACGATACTACTTTCTCTAGTAGCGTTCTCCGGCTCTGGGCAACTCTTCGCTCCGAGTTACTCCCCTCAACCGGTCCTGTAGGATTTAGGACTGATGTAAGCGTAGATGAGGACTATGAGTTAAAAGGCGAGATGGTTAGGGATGCTTTAAATGAGTACTTAACAGTAGAAGATAAGGGTTTTTATCCAGACTACGATCGGTTCTTATTGTACTTAATTTTATATGGGTGTGTATTTAGGAAAATCTACTACGATCCGATTACAGGTAAGCCATTGAGCCGGTTTATCATGCCTGAGGATTTTTTATTTGATAATAACTGCTCAAGTATTACCGAATCAAATCGTCTAACTCATATTAGGTATCTTTCAAAAAGAGAAATTCTTTTTAACATGCAGAGCGGGATATTTTCAAAAGTTGATCTTGATTACTTAGATAGCGTAGGTAGCAGCGACGGGGAAGAATCAACAGACGACTCTAAAGCAAAACAGGTAGACCCAACAAATTCCCGTTTTCCTTTTTAT